GGGCCGGCCCGTACCCGGTGCCGGCCACGGCCCCGGCTGCCGCAGCTGCCCCCGAGACGGACCCGGCGACGTCGAAGCCCACCGGGTCCACCGTGCCAACCCGGATAACGCCGGTAATGTCCCCCAGCGTCTTTTCAAGCGCCGGAATTTCGGCCCGCAGCCCCTTTTCGAGCCCGCCCATAATCCAGCCGCCGGCCGGTATGAGTAGAGCCTCGTCGTAAGCTTTGGGCCCCTTGTTCGCCGCGATCCAATCCGCGATGCCGCCCACAAAGCCTTTTACCGCCTCAAAGCCGGCCGTTAGCCCGTCGAGGAAACCCTGAATAATCGACTGGCCGGCACCGATCAGGAGCCCGCCGAGGTTCCCCACGGCCCCCACGATCATTCCCGGCAGCGAGCCGACCCAGCCCACCAGTTCCAGAGCTTTTGCCCAGGCCGCGGCCGCCATGCTGCCGAAGTACCCGGCCACGACGCCGGCGAGGTTCGCCAGCCAGGCAAGCCCGGCCATAATCGCCCCCGGTATGGAGCCGACGAAACCGAGGAACCCGTTAAGGATCCCCGTTGCCCACGAGACGACCCCGGACCACAGCCCGGACCACCAGGAGCCGAAAGCGCCTAGCGCGCCCATAAACCAGGACGAAATCCCGGACCAAATGGACATTATCCAATTTCCGAAACCGCCGAAAATTTCGCCCACCCAGTTGAAAAAACCGCCCCACATACCGGTCCACCAGGAGCCGAACGCAGACAGGGCCCCCATGAACCAGGACGAAATCCCGGACCAAATTTCGCCTAGCCAGGTTCCCAGGCCGGCGAACACTTCCCCGACCCAGTTGACGAAACCGCCCCACACTTGAGACGCCCACGCGACCACGGCGTCCCAGTTCATAATCAGGAGGACAAGCGCCGCGATAAGTGCCACGATCCCGAGGACAATCCAGGTCACCGGGTTAGCCAGCAGCGCCGCCGTGACCGCCCACGCGGACGCCGCCCAGCCGATGAACGCCGCCACGAGGGTAACGCCGATAACGCCAGCTATCGCCGTAAAGGCCCACTGGTTTTGGCTTAGCCAGCTAGTCACTTCCATAAGGACCGGCAGCACGGCCGTTGCGATCCCGGCGAACGCCGTGTCCGCGGTCCGTTGCAGAGTGAGCATGGCCGTATTAGGCCCGGAATTTAGCGTTTTGGAGAATTCCGCAGACTGCCCGGCGACGTCGCCCATAACGTCGCCGGTCCCGGCAAGGGAGCTTAGGAAGTTCGGAATTTGGTCCGTTCCCAAGTCCTCTAGTGGAGTACCGAACAAGGCAATAGCCGTTTGCGCCCGTTCCGCCGGGTCCTCAATTTTCAACAGCCCCTCGGCCGTCGCCTTCATTGCCGCTTGACCTTCCGCCCCGCCCACGGCCATGGCCCGCGACATATCGGTGGCAGACAGGCCGATGGAGTCAAACGCGGCCGTTAGCGTCTTATCCCCGGCAGCCGAAACCGCCTTTAGCGAAAATTCTTTTAGCGCGTCGCCCGTTTTGTCGATTGCTTGCATACCGCCGGCAGACGCGCCAACGATCATGCCCATAGCCGTTTCGCCGTCTAGCCCGAGGGTAGCGAAGTGCTTAGAGTATTCCTCGACAATTGGGAAGACTTCCCCGCGCATTTGGGCCGGTACTTTTTGCATGGCAACGGTTACCAGGTCCATTGCTTCCGTAGCGTTACCGGCAAGCCCGGTCGTCATGAGGACGCCGGCCGCGTTCGTTGCTTCCGCGACGTCCACATCGAACGCCGAAGCAAGGTCAAGCGCCTTAGCCGTCACGCCCTCAATTTCGCCCTGGGACGCCGAGGACATACCGGAAAACGAGGACATAACCGCGCCCACGGCCGTGTTGACTTCTTCCAGGCTGCCGCCATATGCGCCGGCGTAGAGCTTCCCGGCTGCCGCGCCGGCCGTCGCACTTTGGGCCGGAGTGAGAGCGAGCTGCGCGGCCAGCTTTTGGCCTAGTTCCGCCTGGTCCGCTGCCATGCCGAACCCGCCCATTAGCCGGGCCCCGATATCAAGCCCCGCAGTGTGAGCCACCATCCGGCCGCCGCCGGCCAGCTTAGAACCGAAGCCGCGGCCGGCCTTTTCGCCGGCGTCCGAGCCGGCCCGTTCAGCTGCCGGGACCAGTTCCCGCGATATCGCTTCCCGGCTGCCTTCCATGGAGGGAACCAGCGAAATGTACGCCGTCGCCAGTTCTAGCGCGTTTGCCACGGCCGCCACCTATCTTTCCGGGTTATCCCACCACGCGTCGAAGTCCTTAATAGGAATCGGTTTGCTGCCGTACTTTGTGCCGTCCGCAGCCTGCCCCGGCCGCTTTATCGGCCGAGGTTTGGGGGCCGACTTTTTGCCCTGCCGCTGCCAGTTGGCATTCGCCAACAGGTCCACCACGGCCGCCAAAAGATAGTCGGTTACACCCCACGGCGGTTCGCCGTCGTTCATTTCCCGAGCCAGATCCGAATCCGGCCGGGACCGGCGGACGATCACCAGGAGGTCCCGCCACGAGAGCGCCAACGTTCCCAAATCGTCCAGCCGGAGCCCGAGCCGGATTAGGTCAATTTCAATAGCCTCTGCGTGACGACTCAGGAGCCAGCAGAGACCGGCAATTCCCCCACGGAGACGCCCGAAGCTTCCGTCCACGCCTTGAGCAGCGCGGCCAGTTGTTCGTCGTCCATAAGGTCCGTAAGTCCCGGCGCGTACTTTTCGAGCAGGTCAATTTGGAAGGACCCGAACGCGGCAAGGTCCGCGTTATCCGGCGTTTTGCCGGCAGCTTGAGCCGTCCGGATAGGTTCGGCCAGCTTTTGGAGCCGGTCCCGATAGCCCACCGGGACGAACTTGAGCAGCGGCAGGGCCCGCGTTTTCCGTTCGCCGGGAACCTTGAATTCGAATTGATTCTGCTTTATCGACGCGCGCGACGCCGGGACCTCATAAACCATTTGCGGAGCCTTCCAAACGGGACAACGGGGGCCGGGAGAGCATGAAAAAAGGTGGACCGGGCCGGCCCCGCAGCGAAGCCCGGTCCACCAGTAGGAGGAACCCGCGAGTTACGCGCGAGTGTAGGAGTACGCCGAGGAATCGCCCACGGCGTTAGTGACCACGACGTCGGCCGGGCCGGCGTCGCCTGCCGGCAGCGTCGCCACGATGGTGGACGAGTCCACAACCGTGAAGTCAGTAACCGGAGTACCCGCGATAGTCACGGCCGTGGCACCGGTAAACCGGGAACCCTTGACCGTGACCAGCTGCCCGACGCCTGCCGGGTCCGGCTGCCCCACGATGGAGGACAGCGCCGGAATGCCGGCCGTCAGGATGGTGCCGTCGTCCAGGTAGATATAGACGTTGACGCCGTCCGCGTCCGGGTAAGTTGTCAGCGTGACCGGCCACGTCACGGCCGAGGACTTGACGAACGACACCTCGCCCGTTTCGGATACCTGCCCGTCCGGAACCACGATAAGGACGCGCGCGTCCCCGTCCTTCATCTTGAATGTCCAGGACTTCCGCGGCATTTCAGACGAGCGCAGAAGCGCCGTAATCCGTTTGCCTTCCGTGGACGTCGCGGCCGTCACCGTGACGTTATCGTCGCCCATGTAGTTCTTTAGGCTTTGTTCGTTCGTTTCCAGATGGGACCAGGCAAGCCGGGCCGCGAATTCCGTCAGCAGTTCACGGACCACGGAGCCGGACCAGTCGCGGACCACTTCCGTGGACCGTTCCGGCGTCAGCGTCAGCCCGTCTTCCGAGACGTAGCCGGAATCAGCAAAAGCCGGGTCCAGCGTGTCCGAAATGGCCGCCGGCAGCGCCGTGCCGCGTGGAGCCGAGAGAATCGGCCCCGTTGTCAGTTGATCGGGGGCCCCGGTAAGGACCTGCGAAGCGTTTACGCTCATTTTCTGCCCCTTTCAGGCATCATTACTTACTTATGTACGGACAACTTGCCCGCGCATTGACACCACGAAAGTGGCCGAGTACCGGGCCCGAGACGTGATCGGGTCCGGGTCCATATACGGCAGCGAGAGGACCTGAACCGAAGTGCAGACCGTCGCCCCCATGTAGCCGAGACGTTCCGCCGCCCGGATCAGGCCGGCAGCGCGCCGGCAGATATCCGACGCCCGGACTTCCCCGCCGACGTCAGCCCACGCCGTAATGGTCAATTGGACGTTGTCCACCAGGACGTCCCGCGGAGTGCCGCCGGTTAGCCGGACCGTGACCGCTTCCGCCGGCGGTTCATAGTCCTTACTTGAGGACGGCATGGCCCCCACGACTTCCACCGATTCGAAGCCCGGCTGCTGCCCCAGGAGGTTCCGCAGGTAACCGATTAGGACCGTTTCCCCGTCCGCCGGTTCCACGAAGTCAGCCACGGCCGGCACCGAGCGCCCGCGTCAGCGTCTTATCCGTTGCTTCCGCCTTGACCGCGTCGAGTGATTCAGTCGCCACCGTGACGCGCATACGCGCGCCGCCGCGGGAAACGCGGATCCCCACGCCGTCCCCGGCAGCTGCCGCAATGGCACCGCCGCGCCGGATCAGTTCCGGCGCAATACCCTGGTCGCCCCTAAGCAGCTTGAGGAACGCCGCGCCGTGGAAAGTCAGTTTCGAAACGTTCCGCGCCATGCCCTACCCCTTCCAGTCGATCAGCAGAGCAAGGACATGGGAGACGGCCCCGGTAGGAGAGCGATGCCGGGCCGGTTCCCCGTCCACGGCATACGTCCGGCCTTCCCATTCGACGGCGTCCGAAGCTTGAACGTCCGTGCCCGCCGGAGCGAACCAGGACCAGCGGACCGCGACGGCAGACACCCGGCCTTCCAGGACTTCCACCGACGCACCCGGCTGCATTAGTGAG